TTGACTTGATCCCTTCGGTTTCCCTTGTAGGGTTCTGTCTTTGCTATGTCATACCTAAAATTTCCTTTTCCTGTAATCCAACAGTAGAAGTTATTGCCGTGAGGAAACACTACAGTCTTACCTATAGTGTAATCCATGATCTGATCCAACACCTTCTCAGCTTCTTCTGGTGGTTTATCTTGGGTGGAGAATGCCGCCCGGTATACAAGCACATCACCATCCACGATCACCTTAGTTATTCTGTCTGGTTTATCGTTTGGCACGTAAGACCTCCACCCCCAATTCTTTGGCTTGCCTTACCATGTCCGCTGTACCTCTGTTACCTCGGTGGCAGACTACATAATCTGGTTTGTAATCCTCAAGCATAGTTTTGTTTCTAATCGGTCCTGCTGCTTTACCAAATCTTTTCCAATCCGCCCGAACTTCAATACAAGGAAAACCGTTCATATGCGCCCAGCACTTAGCGAGAAAGTCAGCACCTGTTTGACCACCTTGGATAATGGTTAATTCAGGCTCCCCTAAGCGTTTATAAACCTTCCACATGGCATCGTCAAACTCAAGGTAGTTTAGGTAATCCCTGCCACCACACACTAGGATTCTCATGTGTTTCTCCTTACAGGTCTGTCTTATAGATATTACCCCGAGAAGTGATCAACTGTAGCTGCTCACAGTCATAACCAGCCTGCTCACTGATCTTCACGAGATACCACAACCAACTATGAATATCCAAGTCCTCTACGTGTTTGCTGTAGGAGATAACTTCAGAATCACCGAAGTCCTCTTCCTCATACGAGATTGTTGTTGTTACTTTAGGCACTTTTCTTCACCTCTTTCCAAGAAAACCACTCAAGGAGGTCTTCTTTAACGTAAAGAAACTCCCCTTCCATAGTCTCCAAACACAAAAAACATTGATCAAAATATGGTGGATATTTACAGTCATGAGACACCTCTTTATAAGTATTATACTTATCACTCTTCACTTTGACAGACACGGTAAAAATCACTAAGATTCTCCTTTTCTTTAGATTATTCTTAAGGTTACTCAAAAGTCATCCTCTTCAAAGGGTTCCTCCGAAAACTCAACAAGGTTAGTGATACCAAGAGCCTCAAGACGCACATAGCGGGGTTCAAACCGGACCTTACTCTCAGTGCCATTACCGATAGGACCAAGCTCTTCATAGTCATAGTCCACAAAGGCATCGTCCTTAAAGACCTTGACACCGGGGACACCCCCTTTGTCCATCTCCTTGATCTCACCCTTCTTGTTGCGATACTCACGGATGTCGTCAAGTTTACGCTTCAGCTGGATATACTTACCGATACCAAAGTCTTCGTTACCGTCCTTGATGCGCGACACCTCCTCACCAGTCTTAGGGTTAGTCACTGTAGGCTCAAAACCTTCGTATTCCATCAGGTAGGCAATCTGTTCCTCACTGGTGAAGTAGCAGTTGACCTTAGCTTCAGGGTTCTTAGCCAAATCCCTAAGCCATTTCTCATCGCTGTTTGAATCCCCACGGTCAAGGTCTCCGGGGTTGCCTTCAGTGTCAAACACCTTGGCGTATTCCAGAACCATGTCGAGTGTCATAGTGTGGCCGTTAGTTTTCATATCTCATCCTTTAGTTAATCAGGTTAGTGATTCTCTGTCGTTCCTGTAGTATTATAAGTACTTTTTTCACAGGGATTATTCAGGTTTCACAAGATAAACCTTTAGTGTTGCTTTTGAGTCACGTTTTACTTTCTAAATACTCCTTAGCTCTCAGAATACCTTCAAGGTCGTCACCCAAGAGACCAATACCTTTGTTGCACATTGTGCAAAGGATACCACGAACCTTATTTGTTTTGTGGCAGTGGTCTATACAAGCTCTATTCTTATGGTGATTTTTAGTCCAACCCTCCCTCAGTTGGTTTTGGCAAATAGGGCACTTACCGTTTTGATCTTCAAGCATTTGGTTGTACATCTTAGGGGTGAGGCCATACTTAATTCTCCGTGAGGTGTCTCTCCGATTTCTCCTGTCCCTTTCTTTATGTCGTTTTCGGTAAGCAATGCCTGCAATCTTGTCACATTCTTTACACCGATAGGACTTACCATCTTTAGATGCCTTGCTGTTATAAAAAGTAAGTAAATCCTTTTCCTCTTTGCATTGGGTACACCTTTTTAATGGCATTTGTCGTAAGACCTCCCAAACTCAGCATCAGCACCGATAGTCACATTAAGTTTCAATGTCTCGTTGACCTTCCTCATAGCTTCTTTAAGCAACTCCTCTGTTTGTTTCTCTTGGCCTTTAGGTACACTAAAAAGAACCTCATCGTGCATCTGTGCTTGAGGGTGAACCCCTAGCTTTCTCATGTTAGCCACCCACAGATCAAAGATGTAGACACCTAGCCCTTGATTGAGAGTGCTGAAGCGGTCCTTGTCGTAGCGAAGACTGTAGTAGAAACCACTGACAGGGTTCTTAAGCCACATAGAGCCATCCTTGAGGGTCTTAACGTACTGATCCTTAGAGAGTTTCTCCACAGCCCAGTTACGCTCCCAGTAAGCCTTCAGCAACTCTTCAGCCTCTCGCCTAGTCATCCCTGTCTCACGAGCCAACTTTGGCGCCCCAACACCGTAGATTGCGCTGTAGTTGGTTGCCTTAAATTTTGTTCTTACTGTCTTTATACTTTTGTAAAGTTCCTTTTGTTCTTTTTCAGGTAAACCCTTCATCTGTTCTAGCGTTAGGCCAGTAAGTCCTTTCCGCATCTAATCTCATCCTCCATGCTTTGCCAATACATTCGGTTCGACCAATGTGTATCCTTATGTTATCTACACCTATGAAAACACAATAACCACCAAGTTTATCTTTGTATATCCCTCTCAAGCCATATTTTGTATTAGCTTGTGCGCCTCTGTTCTGGGAGTTAAGACTTTTACAAGCTGGTCTAAGGTTCTCCAACCTATTGTCGTAACCATCCCGATTTATGTGATCTATATAATCTGGCAACCAACCGTGGTGCATCATAAAAACAACTCTGTGCACTAATTCCCGGTGCCGAACGCCTCTTTTATCCTTGAAGCTGATTGTCAAGTGGCCTGCGCCGTTTGGAGTCCCTAATTCCTTTTCGAATACACGTGTGTTAGACGCCTTCCTCCTCCAATCAACCCACCTGCCATATATCTTTCCGTCTTTGTAATTAAAAAGCTCTTCTAACTCTTCTCTTGATACCACTTGTAAAATTCCTCTTCGTCCTCGGTCAAAAATCCAGCAAATACAGATAAATTGACGTGTTCATCGAAACCTTCCTTAGACATTTCAGTTACATACTCAGGGTCATAGGCCCACATTAGATGCCTCTTAGTGCAGGACTCTAGTGAACTTACATCGGCACCACACAACACATGATCCTCATCAGGTGCCACAATACACCCACGGATTTCCTCGCCCCAAGGGGAATCGACCCCCGGCAGGTTCACAATAGGCTTCCTGTGCTTCAGCCTCAAAGTATTCGTAAGACCTGCTGCACCAGCTACTAGTTTACCGTCCTTGTGTTCACTTAAGAAGCCCTCAAAGATACTCTTACGGTGTTGGGCTACAGTAAGACCCTCAAGCTCTTCAATGGCAGGCTCACGGTCCTTTAGACGCAACACAGAGTCTGTCAATTCCCCTTTCCGGGGGTCACTCTGAGCCACATACCGCACCTGAGGAATCTTCTTCTCATCACCAGTGAGTTTGTTACGCTCATACTTATAGGTGCAGGGTTCCCAGCCTAGAGAAAACAACCAGTCTTTAATCTGGATAGTACTCTTAGGGTTCCCTTCTACCCACTCCACAACCACAGACCCCTCAGTGTCACTTGGCAGTTTCAGTTCCTTAAGTGTATCAAACCACTCTTTACCGAGTTTACTGTAGGAGCCATCCTGTTTGTAGCAGTTCTTGGGCTTACTTTTAGTTTTACCGGGAACCTTTGGCATTACTTTAGCAAGTGCTTGGGTTTTCTCCTCTACAATCTGTGTCAGTTCATCATAGTGCTTCTGTGCCTTCTCTACGTCGAGTGTCAATGGGTTAGTTTCTTGCTCACGTAGGCAGTCAGCCTTGAAGCTAAGATACCGCAGGAACCTTAAAATATCCCTATCGTTTCCATAGATTTCTTTAAGGCGATCCCATTCCTTGACCCATTCTATATGATTTATCCTAACGTCCTCACCGCACCTGTAAGAATACTCCTCATAGGACAAGTTGTGCCAGTCTTGAACTTTAGGTTTCTTAACTCCATGCTCCTTACCAATAGCATCAAGCCCATGTGAAGCCCTCTCGGGATAGAGGTACCGAGATACCCAAAGAGTATCCACATACTTGCGATAATCGAGGGGGATACCCAAGAGCCTATTAAAAACTACTTGGTCATGTTGAACAGCATTGTGCATCACTAGAAGATCAGCACTTTCATAGACTCTACGCATCTCATCGTAGTCATTGGTGCTCTCATAAGTCTCACCATCTTCAGTCCAACTCATTACGTGAATTTTACTACACTCATAAGCTAGACCGTCGGTTTCTGTATCAGCTACTAGAATCTTCATCCATGCTTACTCCACTGAATATATAAAGGGCCGACCTCAAAATGCCAAAAACCGTTGTATGTTGAGATGGAAAACCCCAGCACCCAAGTATGCCAGTCTAACCCAATGTGATTGTGACCGGGAAGGTCTTTAGCCGTAGTGTTTTCAAAAGTCATTATATTCTCCCACCATCTCACACAAAGTATCTCTATGCACTTCTACCCAGTCCCCCGGAGTTTCACCTATCAACTCATCTTTAAGAGACTTGCGCCCAGCTTTAAAAGCTACTTCAAGGTTTTCCTTTCCTATTTCGTTACAATAGATATTGTAATACTCAAGCCACTCTTCAAAAGTCATTATACTCTCCTACCATCTCACACAAAGTGTCTCTATGCACTTCTACCCAGTGCCCCATAGTTTCACCCCAAGTTCAGTCAAGGCAGCGGTAGCACCATCAACACCACTCAGATAGGCCACCCGTTTCAGTGTCAGCTACTAGTATTCTCATAAGTCTCTCACGCTTTTACACTTAAGAAGGTCAATGATTGTCACATAACCCTCGCCACCCTCAGATTCCCATGTCGAGGGGTGTATTTCAGCCACATCTTCAGCTTCCTCTAATGTTTGAGTTACTTTAATAGGGTAACTTGAAACACCACACTCAATGCAGCCAACTTGATATACTAGATACTTCATTAGAAATCCTCCTTATAACCACAGTATGTGCAAACCTTCCCAAGACCATTCTCAAGTCGAGTCCATTTACAATTCCGTTTCTGAAGTAGAATCCTTGACGGAAGTTGGGAAACATGAATACCATCTATACTAGAACAACGAAGGTATTTACTAAAGTGAGGTGGGAAAATAGCCCCAGTAACTTTTTCACTCTCGTAGTCAAACACATAGAAACTCTGCCCACCATGTGTGAGGGCTTCATAAGCACGGTAGTAAATTTTTCTAAGGCTTGTGTTACCCCTGTAAGGGAGCCAAGTGTCATTGACTCGCAAGAACAAAAGTTCATTATCCTTGTCTGGAGTTTGGCATTGGGTATACATCAGAAGCCCCTCTTACGTTTTGGAGTGATGTACAAATCGTTAGCAATCATGGTGTAAAGCAGTTCATCAGAAATCCCTGAGAGAATAGTCTCTACACCATAACCACCAACGGACCTGACAGACCTGTCCGTGTGTTCCAACCAACGTGCTGTCTTACACACTAGAGCAATTCGTTCATCTGGTTTCATTAGAAGTCCTCTTCATGATTCGGTGGCTCATCAGTTCTCTAAAAGTCATCGTGTCTCTCCTCTAGAATCGGTTCTGTAGGCCCTGTATACTCTTGAACCATCGTTGTGTCAACACCTCAGAAATCCTCTTTGTGATTCGGTGTGGGTGGTGCCGTAGGTGGCATGACTGGTGTCAATGTAAACGATTCGTGATTAAAGTCAAGTGCCCCCGCAGGCCCATTCCCCAAGCCAACACGATTCTTTCTACCTACACGAACATAAGTCCTATTACGATCTTCAGGGTCTTCCGCCTCTTGATCCCTTTGCAGTAGAATCTCAAACGCAGCCTTCTTACCAATCATAGTGGCGTACATAGTGTCACCGTTCTGGTTTTGGTGAGCAATAGTAATGATACCCACATCAAGATCAGTTGCCATAGTCCCTAAGCGTGATGACAGGTCTGCCAGTTTACCCTCTTTGTCTTCCCCGTGTACTAGGTCTTGGATAGGTTCAAAAAACACAAAGTCAATGTCGAAAGCAGCCTTAAGGAACTTGATCTTGTCCAACAGTTCTTCATACCCATCCTCCGGTCGAAAAGAGAACTGCATCATACGCTCTTCTGAAGCCAGATTCTCAATAGAGGCTTTTACGTCGTCTTCTCGTCCTTTGGCTTCGATGAACTTTTTGAGTGTCAGGTTGTCACCCAAGTCATAAGACACAAGACCTAAGACAGAGCGTAGTTTAGACTCCTCCAAGTGCATGAAGGCAAACTTGTAGTTGCTTTTGGTAAGGCACTGATACTCAAGATACCGCATGACTTCAGTTTTACCGCAACCAGTGGGGGCCTGTATCACAGTGAAGTAACCTTTATTGATACCTAGGATTTTCTCATCCAACTCAGGGATACCAGTCTCGAAGTATTCAAAGTCAGGTGACTCATTATAAATCTCAAGATAGTCCCCGGCATCAACCAACATATCATCGGGCTTATAGGCTTTAGCTGCCCACCAAGCATTCACATAAGCCTTCCTATCATCCCTCATAAGGAAATCGTTAGCATCCTTGTGTTGGCCGTGATTCATGATCTTGACCTTACCGGGAAACATCAAAGAGACCTTCTCAGCTACCTTACGCCCCGGCTCATCGTTATCAACACTCAAGATAATCTTATCAAAAGAGTCTAACCAGTTTTTACACTTCTCCCACAGTTTACCAGAGGGGGTAGCACTTGGCAGTGAAACTACAGGGTTCATAAACTTACCGTTCTGTAGCATCTGCCAAGCTGACATAGCATCCAGTTCACCCTCAGTCACAGTGACCATCTTTGAGCAACCAGCAGGAAACAACTGCATCCCGAATAGTTCATCACTCTTGAGGCCCTGAGCAAAAAACTCCTTGGCTGACTTCTTACGAATCTTATTCCCACCTGAGGGGTACTTGAAGTAAACCTTATCGTCTTCAGTGGTTACTCCGAAGTGTTCCATTGTGTCTTTGTGGATACCTCGCCAAGGTTCATACTTACCTTTCTGTTCAGTTACCTCAGTGATGTCTTTTGGCATAAAACTCCCTTCACACTTCTCGCCCATAAAAGGTAAATCCTCTTTGTTACTTGTGTATCCACCTAAAGGATTCACCTTAAAGTTACGTCCATTCCCATGTCGCCCCCATAGTTCACCAGTGTCTTGATGCAACCAAGTGACCAACCCGCAGGAGTGACAATATCCTTGGTTCTTGTTGGTGTTCCAAGCATAGGAGTCACTGCCGTTAGTGTCTGCTGTGTGTGCAGGGCATTGGCCTTTTGTTTCACTCATAGTCAATCACCCCAGCCTTTTTCAGTTCAAAATAATTATATGCCTGATACATAGGGATACCTTTTTCCACGGCGAAGGCTCTAACGGCATCTGCTTCATCTATCTGGTCTTTTTCTTTTTGGTTCAAAGGTCGATACCCAACAACAGTTACACTTGGAAGTCCGAGCCAATCCTCATAAGGTTCCATATTAGATTTGAACTTAAGGTAACAACCCTCCAAGCCCTGCTGTTCAGCCTTCTTAATTAGATTCTTACACAAGTCAAAAATATCTTGAGGTGAGTATTCTTCGTAATCTTGAAGATACTCTTCGTCCTGCCAAACTTCCACCTCTGTCCACTTACGGTAGTCACTGTAGTCAGTCATAGTCAATCACCCCATGTTTCTCAATATCACCCAAGATAGCCTTTAATTGCCACTTGAGGTCTTCGATAGATTTACCCTCTACAGTGACAGGCTCTTGTGTCCAAGTAGGACCATCATCCAAAGGATAAAACTCGTGAACCCCATACCATACATAGATACTATTATCGGTCTTATCTTCTTCTTCATGCTTCATTACTTGATAGTGCCAGTGGTTCATAAGTTTCTCCTTTGGAAAGTGAGTTTACTTTCTTTCGTCATAAGCAAGGGTATTTACTTGACACCCTCCACTAGCAACGGTGCAGCTACAGGACACTGGTTTCGAAGGTGTTTATACACCTCTTGTGCTACATACTGCGCTTCTTTCTGTGCATCACTCCCAAGGCGTAGTTTACACATATTAGCAAATGCGTCAAGCGAACCTGACCATGTTACCGCTGTCATAAGGTCTTGAGGGAGGTGTCCTCTTGCTTGTTCAGGTGCAACTCCGTCTCTAACCATTGAGTTGTAAAAAGCAAGGCTGTCAAGATTTCTCGTATCAACCTCCGTCAGCCATTTGTCTGCGTACTTGTGATTGCCCCCCGACCCTTGTTTCTTATCCTGCGCAGCCTCACGGTAGTCGTGTCGGTAGAACTCTACGTCTTCTGTAATGTATCGGCGTGAATACTCACTCCAACGAAGAAACTTGTGCTTCACCAACTGGCGGGCCAGAAAAATAGGCATCTTCACCTCAAAGCTAAAAAAGGCATGACCAAAAGGACTTTCATGTGTAGGTGTGTTGCGCCATTGCCAGAGTTTCTCTACAAGAGTTTGGTGGTAATACTCCCAATCACCCTGATCCTCAACCATGTATCCATCTGCAACACAGGAATTTACAAAAGCCTCAAAGTCATCAGCAGTCATACCTCGTGCTAAGAACTCAAGCAGTCGTTTGTCTTTTGCTTTTAGTGCCTTTTCGTGTGGACCATTAGTATCCACACCTGAATACACCCACTCACTACGCTTACCAAACGAACGTCTCGCACTGTTAACGATACTCAAGTCAGAGCCAGTTGGTGGTGTGTCAGGATTAAGTTTAACGATGATTTGTGATTCAGACATTAGGGTTCCCCTCTCTTAAGTTTCACACAACACCATTTTGGACCTGCAATAATTCTAAACGACTTACACCAGAAGCGAGGTCTACCAGACTTACTTAAAACAAAACTAGCTGGTATTTTTACCATTGGTTTCTCCTCTCTTAAGTTTCACCCGAATCCAGTCCGGTGATGTCGTATTTTTTGGGTAGGTATTTTGCAAACCCAGTATCGGCCTCCCAGACATATGCGGGTGTGCTATCGAACCTTTTCAGCCAAGCGTTGCCGTTCTCGACGTGGATGCACTCCCAATTGCCTTCTTCAGCGATTTGGTATGTCTTGCCAGCTTTAAGGGGCAGGAAAGAGGGTTCGGACCTGACGCGATTTTCGGCGTCTGTCATGTCGCGCCAAAGCTTAGGGGTGTCGTCGTCGCGGTCTAGGGAAGTGACTAGATTTGAACGATCATCAATTTCATATGACGCTAGACTGGGCGGATAATATTCACCATTGATTTCAGTCCATGCAAACGTTCTGCAATCGTCGCAAATCGTCAGCACGTCGCCTTGATCATCCTGAAACCGCTCACCCGCCTTGAAAGGCGTGAAGTCTTTTAGGGGTTTGTATTGGTCATCTGTGACCTCGCAGGCGATAGAACGACGGTGGTCTGCATATCTCCCTACAAAAACGCCATTATCTTGATACCAAAAGTGTCCTATTTTAAACCCGCCGGCAGAGGTTTTAGTGCAAACGTATTCTTCACCGTTATTCAGGTGGTATTTTTTACCAACTTCAAGTTTCATCTCGTTTCTCCTCTAGTGTTTGGTCCCCACGGTAGGACTTGAACCTACAACCTTGGAAATAGGAGTTCCCTGCTCTATCCAGTTGAGCTACGTAGGGTTTCTCTTTAACAACAACCAAAAGGCTGAAGCTCTTACTGAAGTTCTTACTCAAGTACCTACTATAGATAATGATTCATGTCAATACTTAAGTACCTCACTATCAGTAAATCACTTACAGTAACCAACTACACACTTATTATTCATTCTTATTAGTTTCTCTCTTAAGTGATTACTTAAAGTGAGTACTTAAGTATATTGATTCTGACTGATGATGATTCCTTTACTATAGTGATTACTTAAGTTCTCACTTTAAGTGAGTACTCCAGCTTGTCTTGACCCCCTATGTGAATTTATAAGTACTTTTTGGGGGTTTATATTCATGGTAGCTTTCATTTTTCTCCCATTTGTAACCTGAAAGACACACATTTCTTTAGGGGCCTAAGAATATTACCCATTGTTGGTAGTTGTTTGTCATAAAGTTACCTAGAAAAGTGCCCACAAGAAGACCTGCACCAAGGCAACCATAGGCCAAGCCATCCCGAGAACCCACCCAAACAAAATAGAGGCCGCCACCTCTTCAGTTACACCACCATTTACAGTATATGCAATAAGGTAGGCCCAATAAACAGGAATACCTAAGCAATAGACAGCGAAAAGAAAATTTGTGATTTTAGTGCTCATAGCTCTTCCTCTCTAATTCTAAGTTACTCGTCTTCTGGGAGTTCCAGTAGGGGTATCCAGTGGGTTGCTTTCCAAGGCGGATAAACACCATCTTCTTCCAAGAATTCCCACTCGCCGTTGTCTAGAATGTAGCCAAGCCCGGACTGGTCCCTGCTCATTGCAACAGCCGTAAATCTTACACCTTCTTTAAGCGTTACACCCATGTCAGGGCAATCAGGCTCAACACACCAAACATCAAACAGTTCTCCACTCGTCGGCGCTGTTTCAATAGGTTGCCATTTCATATCATTTCTCCTCTTTAGTTTCTAAGTGACCTGCTCCAAGGCTCTTTTCAGCTTTAGCAACCCACTATTCAGGTTCCTAGATACCGACCCTTGACCCATTTTAAGTTCCTTTGCAGCTTCCGCTTGAGTATAGCCTTCAATAAAAACAAGGTACACTACAGTAGCTTCTTCAGGTTTCAGGAACACAAACAGGTTCTCAGTAATGTAGTTATACAGTTGTTTCTCTACTAGGTTCTCCTCAGTCCCACGAGTTACACCAAGGGTATTAGGCTGAACACCCTCCGTAGAGCCTGTGAGAGCCGCCCACAGTGCCGTTTCAGTATTCCCTTGGGGGTCACTGCCGTCAGTGTCTTTAAGGCGCTTCAGGAAGGCTCTTACTTCACCGCTCTTAGGGATACTCACAGGCTTGAGGGTGATGTTCTTGTAGTCGTTCATAGCCCTGCGCATTGCACCGATAGCAATAGGCATATCACCACCCTCACTCAAGGCTTCCCAACCTGCCAAGAAACCTTCTTGATACAAGTCTTGATACTCTTGTGAGTCCTTGTAGCGGGAAGCTAGTAGACTCGATACTTTCATCAAGTATTCTGTTTGATTACTCACTGGATTCCCCTTTAGGTTTCTTTCCATAAAAAGGATTCTTCCCCATCCGCATAGGCCACAAAGGACAATCATAAGCTACGCACTTCCTAACTTCCGACTCGTAGCCACCACAACAATCAATGCACTTTGCGCGGATTACTTTCATCACTTTTTCAGGGTGCCCTAACTCACGAATATCCTCAACCGATAATTCACTCGGTAGTTTGCCGACCAGATTTCCTGCATCGGACTTGTCTGGGCTTACCTTCAGGTATTTCTTCTGTTTCTCTTGTCTATTCATCAGTTACACCTCATAGTCTTTATCACTGGGGCTGCTCATTGGATTCCCCACAGGACCATTGTTCTCGCCGTAGTACCCATACTCATCAAAACCCTTCAGCCCTGCTCCTGATGCTTCTTTAGGCTTTTCAGCGTTACTCAAGATCATGTCAAGAGCATCCTGTATGTCGGTTCTGGCTGCTGCACAATACAGTATGAACTCTATCCCAATCTCTGTTAGTGAAGACTGAGCTTCATCATTAATGTCAAAGCTGTATGTGGCACTGCCATCCTCATGCTCTACTGTGTCCGTAATTACGATATGTGTCAAGTCATCACTCATCGGTCTCCCCCTTTCAGTGGTCGTACCAGCTATTGATTGCTGCTGCTAAAAGGGCGCAAATCACAATCGTGCCGCCTACAATAATTAGGAGTGGTGCAGTTTCACTCATCGGTTTGTTCCTTTTCGATTAATGTCTTTAAAACTCGTTGCATTCCAGTATAGCTTTGAGGCTTCTCTTGGTTGACCTTATTGATTGCCTCCTCCAGCGCCTCTTCCCTCACCCGCTTGTCGCGGGCCTCAAGTGCGGCTTGGGCGTCGGCAGGGGTGAGGGATCGGATGTGTTCAGCGTAAGCCTCGATAATATGGCTTTCAGGCCCATCCCACTCGGTGATAATTTGGCCTCTTGCGCCGCCGCTGTGTTGGTGCTTTCGAAATCGCTTGTGCCCAGCGTCAGTCACTCTCTCCCTCTTTTCGGCATCCATTTTCGCCGCCTTCTCATAAGCCGCCGCCACAAGAGACAGTGCGTGATCGTAAGGCACCCACTCAATATCACCCTCAAAACGCTTCATACCATCGTGGACGATTGTTTTGCCGCACTTGCTGGTGACTAGCCGCTCCGGCGCTTTCGTGTCAGTCATTGATAGTGTCCTTTCGTGGCGGTGACGTAATGTTCAATCCAGCATTGCGAACAAGGTCCATTTGACCATTCGTCGGCAAGTATCTGGTGCGCTTTGCTTTGCGGCTTTCCTTCGCCACCGCAAAAAGGGCAGTCTGGA